CCACTCTCGTCCTCGTTTACTCTACCTTCGAATAGGTTTGTTTCTATTAATAAATTTGCCATTATGCTCCCCAACTTTTACGTTTTTTAAATAAATCAAAAAAGATTGCAGATACCTCTTGTCTGATGATTTTTCTTATTAAATCTTTATCAGACTCATTAAGTTCTTCGTTAATTTTTCCTTTTTTAAAATTAACAACTTCCTCATTGATTATATCATACAATTCTCTTTTAGTCACTTTATTCTTTATCTTCTTTACCTTTTTTCTTATCTAACATTTTTTGAAATGCTGCTTTTTGTGCAGGTGATTGAGTTTCTTCTAATTCTTTTTCAAATGAAATTGAATCTATTCCTCTACCGAATCTTTCGTTTTTAGCTCCTCTACCTTTCCAAGTTTTTTCAATCTTGTTAAAGAATGCCTTCTTTTCTTCATCAGACATTTGTGGTATAGATTTACCTGCTTTTTCTAAGGCTCTTTTGAAAAATTCTTGATATTCAGATTCTTCAATCATAGTTTCTTTAACTATGGCTTTTAATGCTTCTCTTGTTATTTTCATTTTTCTATCTCCTGTATAGTTTTGGCGATGTTTATCAATCGCTCCTTTATCTTATAAATATGAGTGTTTGTTCTTTTCCAATACTGATTGGAATCCAATTCATTCATTGTTTTAATCTTATTGTACCAATTAAAAAACTTTTCAGTTTCTCTTAACTGATATTTAAGTTCTTTTAATCCCATTGCCATCTTCTTATGAGGATGCATTGTTTCATCGTTTTTTAATTCTAACCAACGATTTACTGGTCTTTTTACTTTGGCTTCGTTTACTGATTCTTTTAATCTATTCATTTTTTTATCAGTTACGAAATATGCAGAACCGCCACCTGGAATTCCTTTTTGTGTATTTTGTAATCTCTTTACTTCTTTTTCAGCATCTTTAAATGTTCTGAATACTTTTGGTGGTAAGTTTTTCTTCTTTTTCAAATCATATCCACCAACTAAAGATTTACCCTTTCCTCTACCTTGATTACGAGTAATATAATATTTAGCTTCGTTTACTGAATCTTCATCCATCTTACCAACTATCTTCATACCGAATTGAGTTGAAATCTTTTTCTTACGTTTCTTATCTTTAGCACCACCATTAGAAAATGCACCAGGTACATTATACCCAGCTACATTACCTGTTGCAGTTGCCTCATCCAATTCCTTTTCTACTTCTTGGATAAGTTCTTCTAAAAATTTATTAAGATTTTTTTCCATTGACATTTTTTATCTCCTTAACCAATTCATAAGACATCATTAAAGCTGAAACTTGGTCATCTGTAATTTTCTTACCAATTTTCTGTTTTTTCAAAACATTTATTGTTTCTCTCAACTTTATTTTTGTAATCTTATCCTTCATACTCTTATACATTGAATGTAATTCGGTAATCGTTTTGATTAATTCAGATTCAAAATAGTCGTTGAACTTTGATGTGTTAGTAACATTATTAATATACTCTTTCAATAATCCTTTTTGTGAATCATTTAAATTAGTATATTTTTTGTTAAAAGTTTCAACAAGAATTTTATATGTCAATAATCTGAGGTCTTTCTCTTGTTTTCTGTATTCTTCTACTAACTTATCTTCTTTCGCTTTCAATGTAGTTTGGGAATTTGATGAGATATGTTCTACAATTGTAAGTTTAGAATCGAATACATCTTTAACATCTTTGATGTTTTGAGATTTTGCTTCAAATAATTTATGTACTGATGCTAATATTTTATAATTAGTTACAGGTGATGCAAGAAAGTTTTTAATTTCAAAATTTTCTTTTATTGACTTAACAAGATTATACTTTTCTCGTTGAAGTTTTGTATAGTTAATTTTAGTATGTGCTTCTAATATAGCATCAATAAACTTTTCTGCTTTAGATTCTGTATTGTACTTTTCGTTAATTAGTAAGTTAAATAATCTAAGTTCTTTAGATAATTCAGTACCTTTACCATAGAATTCTTTTATTATTCCTTTTGATTTTTCTTCACTACCATTGAGTATTTCAAGAGTAATTTGTCTAGTCAAAAGTTCAAAAAGAAAACCAGTATTCTTAAATTTTGAATGTTTTATTTTTTTCATCTTATTTTTTTTCCTATTGTGATATAGTAAAAATTCCCATATATAAATATAAAATTATAAAGTTAAAGGAATTTTTTAATCGTCTAGTAAGTTTGTTTCATCTAACATACCTTTTATTTCATGTAAATACTTTCGTTTTGATGCAATACCTGAAATCATTTTTATAGCCTTCTCTTCAGAAGTTCTATTTCTTTCTTTTGTTCTTTCTTTATCACCAAGTGGGTCTCTACCAAGTGGATGTTTATCTTTTCCATAAGTTCCACCTTCTCTTGGTCTACCACCTTTATCTTTAATTTCTTGTTTCAAAGCTTCAAGAGATTCTTCAATATCATCTGGTTCTTCATCTTCCAATGCAGGGTCGTTACCTTCATCTTCAATAGAACGGAATCTGTATCTATCTTTTAAGTCATCTAACATCTGAACTCTCTGTTCATCTTGTTCACCACCACTTAGTTTGAATATATTATCATATACCCAATCTTTAGATAACATATTTAATCCAGCAATATCTTGAGCCAATCTAATTTTTTCACTCCACAAGTTTACTTTTTCTTGTTCATAAATTGTAGATGGATTTACTAAAGATAATTCAAAGTTAGTCATTTCTGAATCTGTTATACCCTGTGAGTATAAATGTACTATTGCAATTTTAGTTAATTCAGATACTACTGTTCTCTGTATTCTTTCTATCGTTCTTGCAAATCTTACATCTTCTGCTGCTAAAGTTGCTTTACCATTTACATTTTCTTCATATCCCAAATATGCTCTTGGAATCTTAAGAGCCGCAAATAATTTGTTTTTTAGATAATCAATATCTTCTATACTAGCGTATTCCAATCCAGCAAGATTATCAATACTCGTTCCACTATCACCACCACGAACAGGAAGATAGAAATCTTCTGTTAGGTTTTGCATATTGTACTTTAAATTATAATCACCAGTATTTCTATCAACAAAAGGAACTTTTTTCATTTTGTTCATGATTCTCTGCATATAATTATCTACCTCAGTTGGAGGAATGTTACCAATATCAATTTTGAAAACTCTTTTTTCAGGTGCTCTCATAATTCTATGAATTAACATAGCATCTTCCATAAGAGATAATTGTTTCCACAATCTTCTACCATTTTCAATCATTGATTTTCCATATGGTAACCAGTTTGTATCTGCTAATAATCTAAAGTGAGCAATTTCCCAATTTTCATATTCTTCCTTTCCATTCGGGTCTTCAGTAATTTTAAACTTTACCGAGTTTGGATTGGAAGGGTCAGTTCTTTCTAATCTTTCTGTATTATAAACTGAATGAGGTGTTACGTTAACAATACCCTTTCCTTCAGCAACTTCCAAACCTAAAAAGAAATCTCCATACTTACACATATTTCTTACCCATGGCCATAAATTGAATTCAACATTAAGAACATCATAAAATAAGTTTGTAAGTAAATCTTGTACTTTTGAATTATCAGAGTGAACCAAAAGAGTATCACCAAATTCGTTCTTTAGTGTTGATTCATCTGCGTATATATCAAGAGCTGATGCTAATATTGGGTCATTATCCATTGCATCAAAATCTCTAAAAACTTCTCTACGAACTTGTTGGTATGCCATTGATTGAGCACCACCTGCTTGTTCATAGAAACCTTTTTGTAGTTTTGTATATCTATCTCTTAAAGAAGATAAATTTGTTTGTTGTCTATCATCGGTATCAACTACGTTTCTCTTACCATCCTTATCAACAGTAACAACTGCTTGAGTACGAAAGAGTTTAGTTAATCTACCAAAAAATGAAGTATCTGCCATTTTGTTCCTAATTTATGTTATAACCTTTATTTGTTTTTATTTTACCATTTTCTACAAGACCAGTATCTTGCTTTGTGTCTTGGACCAGGTGAATCACAATTGTGTCTAGCTCTAAATGCTTTTCTTGCATCTGGATTATTCTTTCGAATCGACATTGTTTTTTCTCCTGATTTCTTTGCTGAACTTCCTCCATGTCCAAAGTTAACTTTTACAACGTTACCTTGTGGGTTTTTGACATATACCTTAAATTTTTTAACATCACCTTGCATTGGTTTCCCTAGTTTAACTGTTCTACCTTGATACTCAGCTTCATTCATATCAGATTTGTATTCTTTCATGAATTCACAAAATTCTTTTATATCGTGGTAATTTTCCACAGTATATTCTTCTGTGTGAATTTCTTCGTTAAGTAATTTTTTTAATGATATCATAGTTATTTCTCCTTATACTATATAAATATAAAATTATTTAATTAACCAAGTTAGGTCCTCATCTATATTACCAACTCGTTGTTTCCATGGATTATTTTCCAACTGAGAGTTACCACCAAATCCCATTCCACCAACATCTAATTGATGTGCACTAATTCCACCTAATGCTTGTTTAGTTAAATCAATTCCCTCTTGTCTTAATCTCAAAGCAGTATCTCTAACCCACAATCCGATTGATAATGACATTGTTAAATCATCATTATATCCTCGCATTGCTTCTGCTCTATTACCACTCCATATAAAAGTAAATAATTCATCAATTGTTCTCTGTGAACGAATTGTTACAGATTTTTCTCTAATATATTGTTCTAATTTAGAAATAATTAGAGGTCTTGTTTTAGATGTTGTACTAAAACCAGCAGTTAATCCTTTATCTTGTGCTCTATATTTATTTGTTAATTGATTCTCTACATCTACATATTTTAAATCCTTACTCATATAGAAAAGGTTTCCATATCCTCTATCAATTACTTGTTGTATTACTGCCCAACCAATATTTGCGTTCTCAATTACGAGTAATGCCTGATTATATTCAGTTGAAAGTGAAACTAAAAAGTTTCCAAAATCTTTTGTATCCAATTTACCTTTATATTCTGCAACTTGAGATGATTCTTCTATATCAATAACATGACATGCAGAAAAATCGGCAGAATCACCACGAGCAACATCCGCTACAACCATGTAAGATTTATTATAGTTTGGATATTCCCATTTCCAAAGGTTTCCATCAAATCCTGTTTTTTCCATTGGTTCTTGTACATATGATTCTTTATAGAACATAAGAAGTTGAGGGTCTATCACAGTATCACCCGAAGAAACAAAATCACAATCACATTCTTGTGCTGCTCCTTTTGGTCCTAATAAAACTTCTTGCTCGTCTCTCCAAGTTTGGTCTCTTTCAGGATGTACACTCCAATGTAATCTAATTGTATTAAATGTATTGGTTTCATCTTCTGCACCTACCCAAGTTTTGTGAAAGAAATTACCTACACCATTTGGTGTAGAAAGTATAATTGCGTTACCCCCTGTCGATAGTGTTGATTGTGCAGATACCCATATATCTTCAATCTTATCAATAAATGCCGCCTCATCAAATACTAATAAGGATAATGCTTCAGAACGACCAGCATCTCCTGCTGCTGATGTTGCTTTTATCTGAGAACCATTTGAGTATCTAAGGGATAGTTTATTATCTTCTACTGTATTTTGTTTTAACCAACTTGGAAGGTATTGGTTCATTACACGAACCTTTGTTACCAAGTTTTTAGCAACCTCTTGTTTAGTTGCAATTACTAATACATTAAAATCTTGATTAAATAACATTTTCCAAAGTGAAAATCCCGCAGTTAAGGTAGAGATACCTGTTTGTCGAGATTTAAGGATGATGTTGTATCTATTTTGTTCAAATTGTTCTAAAGTTCTTTCTTGAAATTGATATAAATGAAAAGGAATCTTACCACGAACAGGATGTTGAATCATACAATACTTTTTCATAAAGTAGATTGGGTCTCCAGCACATTTCTGATACTCAAGTTTTATAATATCTTTTAAAGATTGTTTAGCCATTTATTTTTTTCCTAGTTTCCAATACATAGAACCACCAACGAATGGTTTATACTCACCAAGTTGATTTGATATACCAAGATTTAAACCATAGATGTTTAATTTCTTGTTTTTAAATAAAATATTACCACTAAGATTATTAAATCCATTGGTTTGGTCAATTCCTGTTCCGAATCCAATATAAAATTCATTTTTTGGTAACTCTTTTACTATTGTAGTATTGTAAACTGTTGGAATCTTAAAGAACCAATCGATTTCTCTTGATTCAATTCTATTTTGTGAAATGATATCAGTAAGAATACCAAATCCTAAATCTCCACTTGGTTTGTTACCCAATGAATCGGTAACTA